CCTCGACTTTCGTCTTAGGTGCCTTACCAACGTATTCGCCATCTTTTACCATCTCCGCCATTATTGGTTTACGGGGGTATCCCCTGATAGCGTCTCCCTCCATCTTGGTTTCGGGTGGTTTACCAACATATTCGCCATCTTTTACCATGTTAGCATCTGACTCATTGCGAATATCGCCCTCGTCTTGCTTCATGTCCTTTTCAAGTGCAGCGATCTCAGCCTTAATGTTTTTAACGGCATCTTCGTGATGCTTAAGCATCTCCTTAAGATTTTCATGGGCAAGTTCCCGCTTATCCTTCGCGTCTTGGTCTAGCGTAATCCGCCTTTTTTCTTCTTGCAGATTAGAATAAGGTTTTCCAAATTCAGCCTTGGCTTGCTCTTTTTCAAAAACGCTAACTTCAAATTCGCCGTTTTTAAAACTTACTTTTGAATCAAGATTTTCTTTCATTACTGTGATAAAGGATTGCAGCGGGATAAACTTCTAAATTGTGAGTGTTAGATATATCTAAAACCTCGTCCAGAGTATCCAATTTTTGTATTTTGTTAAAATCCTTTACACAAGATTCAAGAGTTTCTACCCAAGATTCTTTATCTTTGGAGCAAACAATGGATTCACACAACTTTTCAAAAGCTTCAAGTTGAGCATCCGAAGCATTTTTGGCTTTGGAAATACCCAATTTCTTAAGCATTTTTGGTTTAGCCTCAGCAATAAACTTTTCTATTTGATATACGGTTTGTTGTATGTTTTCCCGAGAATAACTTGCCTCAAGTGGTATTCCTGTAGTTCCCTCGGGTCTGCCAGCTTGGCGAGGAGTTGTGTTTTTTTGGGGAGGAGTGGCTGCTCCGCCTGCTCCTACCATTGGAACACCTCCAACAAGCGGGTTGTAGAAACCCTCTTCCCTTTGTTTGACAAACTGTCCTTGAGCGGGAGCAATGTCTTTGGCTTCAGGGAAACGCCCCGTATTAAACATGTCCATACCCTGCTGTGGGGTGAGAATACCTAATTCCATTAAACGTGTAGAAACTTTCATCAATTGGGTCTCATCCCTCATGTCTACGTCCTTCATGCGAACAGTTGGGTAAGACCTTAAGCCCAGTTCCCTAGACACCCTCTTGACCTCCCTTTGCAGAAAATCGTTAACAAATCCGTGTCTTGCCTCTTTGAGTCTATCAACAAAAATCTGCGCTTTTACTTGAGTAGCGCTATACTTCTCTTCACCAATAACGATATTCTGTAAACCTTGCCTAATATCCTCGTTAAGTATCTCGTATTTTTCTGGCCCCAAAACCCTGTTAAGCTCTGGAATGATAAATTCAGCCTTGGTTGTGTAATCGGAAACCAAAACACGCCCAACACTCTCGTTTTTGAAGAGGTTTTGCATCGCCTTTAAATTGTTCGCATTTATACCACCCTTATCAGGATCAGCGCCCATCGTTATCAGTAGAATTACATTCTCTACTGTTCTGGTTATAGCCTGATCCATTTTCTTCAACTCAAGCTTAGCGTTTATGTCCTCTAGCACAGGGAATCCGAAGGGGATAGCGAATGGCTCATAATCCTGCTTCTTGTAAAAAGAGTAGGATAACCTATACGGGTCAAGCTTTACCTTTACTCCGTCTTTATGGTAACCACCTCTTAGAATTAATTCTTTAACTTCAGGCTCCAAGCTATTAAAAATTTCTAAATCCTCTTCTGTTTGGGGATTCCGAAGTCTAGCCATCTCGTAATCAGAAAGGATTTTTTCATAACCATCAATGGCAAAGCTGGAGGCTTTTTTAGCTATAATGTCATACGGATTGAGTAAAATATAACGAAGTGGAATTTTATTAGAGGAGGGATTAATTGCGCCAACTTGATTCATTAACTTGGCATAATCTTCAGTTTTAAATTTACCATCAATTCTATAAAGAAACACGTTACCACTGCGATAATATTCTCTAAAATACTGGTCTTTAAGGTTTATTAAATTAATTTTCCTGAACCACTCAGTGAAAAATTCACGACTCTTTTTTGTTCCACCCTCCAAGTAAACGTCTGTATTCGTGAATTCAGCCATGATGTCAATGGCGTTTCTAAAAATAGCTACATTTGCATAAGCTTTTTGACAAAGCTCTATACCGTCTCGGGCGCTACACCCATCAGCGGCGTAGCTATAGGGTAGTAGGCCAACTTTAATGCTAGAAAATCTATCGTGCTGATTACGATAAGCTACTCTATTTGTGCGAGTGCCAGTTCTTGTGCCGACATCTAAATTTGTTCGTGCTTTGGCCACATCTGAATAAGATGCATCAGACGTATAAAACGGTTCACCCAATAGATCGGGTATTGTGGTACTAGCTGAAGGCGCAACATATGAGCCTTCTGACTGCTCGTTATCCTTTTCAAACTTTTTCCAATAATCAGACTTCTTATTATATTTTCTCTTAGCCATGGGATGTGATTTATATTACACCCCAAAGTTGACTTTCAACTTTTAAATGTTAAGAAATAAACATTGGAGTGAACGTAGAATGCGCTTGGTCGCCCTCATGGCTTTCCATATCAAGGAAAACACCAACCATCCAATTTCCAAGGACTAATGCCGAGTAGGAGTCTTTCCGAGCTTTATCAGCACCCTTTTGTTTTCTTAGGTTTGGGGGCAAATCAAAGCTTTGCGTTCCTTGAACCGAAGTTGTTACATGGACAAGAGCGCACTGCACCTTGATCAAATCCATCATGTCTTTTTGATGCTCAACGAAATCAATCATCCTCGCTCCAACGGCACTTGTCTCATTTGGGTCATTCCTTAGAAACTTTAATTCCTTAATTGGGATTCTGGCCTTCCTCTGGTTATTGTAATCATCATCCATAGCCGCCCCAGCAAAAAATATCTTCTTATGATCAAATGCTGCTTGCAAACTTTCATTTGCATATCGAATCCACTGGGAGCTAGGCTTTCTCAAGAAAACAAACTTTCTATTTGTTTTGTTGTATTGGTTTTTTAATTTTAATATATTTTTATTGTAATCCTGCGCTTTATCCAATTCCGCGTCAATTGCCTCCAACCTAAGGTTTTGCTTCTTGAATACCTCACTTTCATTACAAGAATTCATGAACTGCACCCCACCATTGTAGTCACCCACAACTGCAACGATATTGAAATATGTTAGCAGGTAAGCGGCATACTTGATATGTGTTTTTAAATTGGCTCCTGACAAGGCGTAGCTGTGAACCACCGTGCCTTTACGGGTGTCCCTATTTAATTTAATTAAAAGCATCGCGAAATCATCAGAGCTTTCACTTTCAGACCATGATGGGTCAAAGGCTAAAATATATTCATCCTGTGGATTGCCTATAACTTCCACACACTGCCCCTCTCCGTCTGGCAAAGTGCAGTCTGCCATTTTACTAACTTTAAAATACCCAGAGCTATCATCTGTGAATAAAGCTCCAAACTCCCTGTCGAATTGTGACTGACTCATGCTGGCCTGCGCCTGACTTATAAGGTTCTGGTCGTATAGCTGTTCGGGCGCACAGTCATAGCTAAAATGCATAATTGTTCTATGCGCTCCATCCTGCTTGTTCTCATTTAGTATGAGGCTCTCATACTGTTGATAGAGCTTGTAAAGGTATTCAAACTTATAAGATGCAGATGACAAACCTATGATTTTGTTGTTTGGCCATACACGCCTTTCCTCTTCTTTCATTTTTCCAGCCTCAATCAACTGGGTTTCCAGATCATGTATCTCCTGACGCTCAGTGGGGTTTTCCACTACAGACAGGAACGGCATAATCACCTCGTTATAAATCTTTTCGGGCATTAGCAACAACTCATCAATAATCATGCGTTGAAATCTAAAACCCCTGAGCTTTTCGCCGTCGCCCAGTGGTAAAGCGCGAATGCTACTCCTACCAATCTCCATAACCCACTCATCATTCATTTTTGAAGTTCGGGTAATGCACTGAGCAAAAAAGGTGGCCTTCGGGCTTTTTGATATCTCCTCTATCTTTTTGAAGATCATTTTTGATTGCCTAAAAGACTTAGACAAAATACCTATCTGCACACCTTGATTCAGAATAGCGTCTAAGAGCGCGAAAATGGCCGTAGAGAAGCTTTTGGACATTCCACGGCTCCAGATGCCCAAAAAGTAATCGGACTCCATCATGGCCTTTATAGCCATATGTTGAAAGGGGAATAATTTTACCCCAGTTAACAATTCAGAAGCAAATGAAGGATTTTCCCTAAGAAACTTATAAAGCAAAATTTTTGCCTCAGTTTCTTCTAAATACCCCTCTTTTTCTAAAACTTCTGTGTTTATATCTTTGAACCCTCGGTTCAGTTTCTGCTTTCCTGTTTCCCAAGCCATTTTTCTTAATCTTTTTATTCCAGAAGTATTGCAGGTCTACCCGCCAAAGTTTTTTGCCTAAAACAAGAATCTTTGGTATTAGAGTTACACTTTCGTCTCGGCATCCACTAAACACAAATTGACAGCAATCTGAATAGTCCGCCTGAATCTTTCTCATCTGGTGGCACACATACCCCAAATTAAATTTTTTATAACTAGCTCTGTTTTCTCTCTCGATGTCATCAAAAGCGCATTCTACAACTATAAACAAAAAACAACCTAAACTTCTGCATCTTTCTAATTCTTTTATAAATCTCGCGTAGCCGCCAGTTACAGTAGCACCAAAATCCTGGTAAGACTTTCGATCCACAAATGTATAATCATAAAGTTCTCCAGAAACGCCATAGTCCCCAACGTCCAGCTTCAACAACTCACTGTTCTTAAAGGACAAGGGCTGCTGCTCTCTTGTATCTATCAGGATGGGGGTTTTAGAGAAGTCGTTATTGAACTCTTTTGGTAGTTGCCCTGAGAGCATAGGCAACATACCAAACTTTTCGCAGGTAGCGCTATAGCTGCCGAATATCTCTTTACATATCTCCATATCAGGCAAGCCAGAGGTCTCTAGGTAGAGAGCGGGCGGTCCTGCTTTGATTTTTTTGGATGTGAGCTTATCTTTAATGGATTTAATCACAAAACTCTCAACTTCTTCCTTGGGAGCAGTCTTGCACCACTTCCTCATGTTTGATGCATTTAGAAATGAGGTGTGGAAGTATTGATCGTATTTCTTGAATGGAATTAGCTCACCAGTGAGCTTGTCCTTACGCTGAAAGTGTTTAACGTAGTAATCCCCTAGCAGCATATCATGTTTTTTGATATGTGCATGGAGACTACGCAATGAGCCAAACTCTTCTCCGCATTCTTTGCATTTATATTGCATCTTCTTTTGATATACCCAAAACTCTTGCTTTCCACTCGGACATGTTCTCTAGCCTGTCTGCTTCCTCTCGAACGGTTTGCTTTTGCATCTCAGCGATCTTAGCCATCGTTTTCCGTTCCTCTTCTTCTTGAAACAATTGAACAATAGAAAGAAAAGAAGCATTTTCCTTCTGTAACTTCTTCATTCTCTCACCGCGATCACCCTGAAGCTTTTTTGTTAGGTTCTCTATCCTACTTTCGCACTGATGATACTCAGAACTCTTGGCTTTGATGATCTCTGCTAGGCGAATAGACATTTCTTGCTGATCGTCAGCAACATCGAACATGTCGTTCAATTTATTAAGGTGAGAGCTAACTACCTCCAAATTAATAACCTCCTTGCAGACATTTAAATACAAATTAATTTCATCCGCCGTCAAATCAGGCTTATCCCAAGTCAAACGAACGAACTCATGCTCAAACAGCACCCTATCGTCCTCGTTGAGGTAATTGTTTATAATTTTTAGAAAACGAGAGTTGGAAAGGTTGATGCCCAACTTTTCTATGCAAATTTGCTTCTGTCTGTTAATCTTCGATTCATCTAAACCGATTCCAGTAGCGTCATTGATTTTTTTAATGATTCTGGACGGAGACTTAGGTGAAATGTATGAATGTAGCGCTCCACTATCTTGCGAAGGCAAAATGTCGGGATTGACTGAACGAATTTCTGACAAAACCGCTCTCTGCTCATTACTCAGTGGCGGCACAGTGCGGTCTGGAAAAACTATTCGGGCAATTTCCAGCGACGACAATCCATTTTCCGCCTGTTGCATGATGAATTCACGTTGTTCGCGTGTAAACTCTATATTTTCCGTCGGCTGGCGAGAAGTTGTGCGAAAATCGATAGAATTTTCAACGAGAAATTTTCTAACAGCCCTTCCTTGCCTAGACCTACCATCGAGGGTGTCATCATCGAAGCATTGGCGTGTCAAATCGATTAAGTCGGGAATACGAGAGGCATTCTCTCTTAAAAAGGTTTTTTGTTGTTCATTTAAATCCATCGGTTATAATGTCGTGTTCTTTTAGAATTTCTAAGGCCACCTCAAGGAATTTCTTTTTAAGGTTCTTAACCTGCCTGTATCCCAGCTTCCTTTTTTGTGGGGAAATTTTGTAACCCATATACTTGGCAACGTCTTCTTCATTTTTGTCCTCGAAGTATAACATTCGATAAGCAATGTAATGAGTGGGGCTTAGTTTGATCTCCATGTAAATATCCAGCCTCTTCAGTGATGTATCGAAATCAAAGTCTGTATATTCCTTACTATTGACCTCTGTGTGAAAGTCTTCGGTGGAAAGCGGTATCTTTAGCTCTAAACCTGATTTTTTGAATTTGGCCCACTTCGCATAAAGGTCACATGTCGTATCTTGTTTTTTTGTGCGTGTATGGGTGCAAAAATCTCCGTGAGCGTATTTACAGTTTGTACATGGCTTCACATAGTTCCCGTAATGATTACGAATGAGATTGCGAAGCTGGTTGGAGATTATTCTACCAATCCACGGCTCTAGCGGGCGCTCTTGGTCCCACATGTGCCATTTCTTCGCTATGTGGGTTTTGATGATCTGTTCGACATCTTCAAAGTCGAACCACTTTACAGCATTAAGTCTCCACTTAGAACGTTGTTTTTTTATAGCAAGGTCGATGACATCAGAGAAATCTTCGTAACTGTATTCACTCTTTCTTTTCATCAATGAATTCATTTACGGATCTAGGCCCCTTGCGTGGCCTATAATCTGGGGGAGTGTCTTTTCCCGCCAATGAACCCAAAGTGAAGGTGTTGTTACCATGAGCTTCATACTCTACTTGAATATTTGAAATAGAGGGTATGTTCTCAGCGTTGGTCTCGTCATCAGAGATTGCTTCTGAGCCAACTGGAGCATCAGGCTTTTTAGCACTTGAAATGCTATTTAACGCCTGCCCACATTTAACACAAAAATTAGGTTGAGCGTGAGCATACTCGATTTTAGTTCCACAGCTATGACAGAATAAATGGGCCATCGGTTCCTTAATATTTATAAAATAAATACTTACTTTTTCTAATTAAAATGTTAAAAACAAGTGACTTGTCCTGTGTATAAATAGCTGTTCGCCGCTTCCGCGTTGACGTTGCTCTTGTTATACTCTATTATATTACACTTGTTTATGAGATTCTAATTTAGAAATGATAAACTTTAAGATTTTACTCCTGACGATATCCTTTTGATTGAAGGAAAACGAAACGATTCCATTTTCTTTTGATTCTTCGTCCTTGAAAAGCTTGAACATTTCTTCGAATCCGCTTTTTCCATTTATGTCACTTTGCATGAAGTCTCCACAAATAACCAACTTGCTACCTTCTCCGATACGGGTAACGAGTGTCGTTAATTCCTTGAAAGTGAAATTCTGAGCTTCATCAGCAATAACCAACTTGTTATTCCAACTTGCCCCACGCATAAAGTTAATCGGAACCGCAGAAATCCTGCCCTGCCTTCTCAAGAAGTCCTTGTCACCCTCGAAAACGATTTCGTCGAGTTTGTCATACAGCGGCATGAGAAACGGGTTGAACTTCTCGCTTATGTCCCCTGGTAGGCTTCCTAGTCCCCTGTCGGCGCTTTCAGCTATGCTTCGGACATAAAGTAGTTCTCTATCGGCGTCGTCTGCCATCAGACGCAGGCAACCATAAAGAGACATATATGTCTTACTGGAGCCTGCTGGGCCTGATACAAACAGTATCTTGTTTTCGGGGTCAAGAAAAACATTAAGGAACCTTTTTTGTTTTGCGGTAAATTTAAACCGCCGCTCCTTAAACTTTATAGAATTGTGGAAATGGGGCCTTAGCTCTAAGGAGCTTGCCAATTTTTTGACTGCCATGTAACACCTATAGTTACACTTATTTATAAAATTATCTCACTTAAAGTGGCACTTGTTTCTAAAGTATCGCCGCCTGCCACAGAATAGCTTTCTTGGTGAACCTCTGCGCCCCCGCTAACAACTATTCCAGTCAGGTATCTTATTGAATCTCCTTTTGTTGTATTTAAGGCGATCCCAATATCATTTGTCGTTGTATCACCGCTGAAATTAATCAAGTTCTCTAATCCTGTGGAGGTTATTGTTGTTTGTGTTTCAATGCTATTTAATAGCACATCGGTTGCATTAATTGAACCCAATGTGAATACTGGGGTTCTACCATATGACCTTCTGTGTGTTATTGAAGCCTGAACAGAACCCACAACGTCAGTCATGTTTTCTACGCTGCAAGTGTGGCCATAAACAACTTCGTCCCCATCAAATGGGGGATCTTGATTGAATGGATTTTCGTATGGGTTAGGATCACCAGAAATCTCCTGCTCAGTGGCTGGATCTAAAGAAACAAAACTAACATCAACAATTACAGGCTGATAAGGCTGAATTGAAACCGTATAGTCTTGTAGGTAGCATTTATTGAAAACACCACTGCCAACTTGCACTGGGAAAAATCCCGCATCGTTTCCAGACAAGAATGCGTAACCGCTTTCATGAAAGGGCATATTGTTAACCAAAAGCGTTTGAAACGACAATTGCGCTGATAGCGGACCCCCTATGTTGTATTGGTCTGTTTGTAAAATCTCTTTACCCAACTTTCTGTTCGCAGAAGCTTGCGCCGCATATGTTAACGATACATTTGTTGCGGGTAGCATAGCCATTTGCTCGCTAGGCTTGGTTGGCTCGGAACTGTTTCTATGTCCCACATAAACAGGGAGATTGGTGTAACTTAAGCTCATTTACAACTATTACACTTATTAATGTTTTTGGGGCTATGGGCTTTTTTGTGTTTTATTGGTTTCCCGCAACGGTAAGGCCAAAGTTAGCCGTGGCATAGGAAATCCACACCATACTCCAAGCATATTCGCTCTTAAACAGATACGCCAAGCCAACGACCGCATACATTACCCCAGCTATCGCTGGCAGAAGCTTTGTGATAAGATCAAGCGTCATTTGTAATTATATGGGCTGGATATTTTTTTTAAACAGCAAAGAAGATAACATGACCCCCAAAGACCCGTTCGGACAAATGGGTAGGGGTATGGGAATTGACAGAATGAGAAAACAGTCCCCCCGCGACTGTTATGATAATTATAACTTTTTTTTTCTTAGAAATGGGGGGGGTAAAAACTTGTCAAGTTTTTTTGTGTGACAATATTGTAACAATTAAAAGATAAATAACGCTTGCAATTCTTTCGATTGTGTGATATACTTACAGAGTAATAGGCAATTAAATAAGCCTTTTAATTCTAACTTAACTCACTACCTAATAATGAAAAACACAATGCTCGCTTCCTTCCCTTCCTTTATCGGTGACGTTCTCGGTAACGTCTTGCGCTACCGTCACGATGATCTCCCCGTTCTTGTCGCGCAACTTGTGCGCGATTACCCGCAGTTTCGTGCGGACGTTGTCGAGGAGGTCGTAAGCATGGCTTGCGATACTTCCCGCAATTCTAACTTCAGGGATAACCTCGCGCTTGAGCGTAACCCTGACGTTATGAACATCATGCAAATCTGCATGATAAAGCACTCAGGCAATGTCGGGTGCTAAACAAATAAAAATAATTCTTGACTTACATATAAATCTATCGTATAGTTACCTAACGTTATGAAAATGAAATCACCTGACACTACTCCGTTCTTCGTCCTGTTCGCTAAAAAGAAAACTAGCCGAGGCATTTCTGATGAGGTCTGCTTTGGTGGCAACTTCAGGCGTGAAAAGTGCGAGCGTCTTATCCGTAACCCGTTCTCTAAGATAGCCGAAGGCACTGCTCGCATCGTCGAGTTTCCTAGCAAGAAAGAAGCATGGAAAGCACACGGCGATCTACTCGACGTTGCTCATGGTCGCGTTACCTTTCCTTAATCATGCCTAAAGAAATACACGAAACCGTCAACAGCCTTTCACGCAATGATGAAAAGGCTATGAAGAAACGGCGCAGAAAAAAACAACGCCAACTTGATCGTAAGAAATCACAACTTGACTACTAACACCATGCAAACATACAGCAAAAAGAAACACAACAAAGAACTCAAGCGCAAACGCAAGCGCAAGATTGTGCGACTAGATAAACTGCGCCAGACTATCAGCAAGCGCAGACTTAGCAAGCCATGAAGCGAATCATCGAGACACCACAGGAACGCTTGCGCTCATGGGAAGAGATGCCACAGCCACGGCCAACGTGGGAAAGCTTCAAGCGTCTGCTCGCATCGTGTGGTAACGATGAGACGCTCGCCCGAAAAAAATGGAAAAAAAAACTTGACATCATGTTGAAAGACTAGCACTCATAACTACCTAAGCCTCAACGAGTTACGACGCGGGGGCCACCCGCGCGGTGTAACTCCTTGACAATCAACGACTTACGAGGGTTAACACGCGAAAAAAAAATGCAATAAAAACAAAAAAAGAACTTGACTTTTATCTCAGGGTATGGTATAGTTAGCCATGCTTACATCATATGACCTTGTTGTTTCCGCCCTTCGTTTCATCCGCCAGCCCGTCTCTAAGGCGGTGCGTTATGCGATGCTTGTCGATGCCTTCGACGGCGTGGCTGATGTGGATAACCACGTTATCCAGTGCGTTCTATCGCTGGCCTATGATGCGTGTGACGCAGGTGATGACCTGCGTGACTTCCGTGGCACTTGCGAGTTCATCCACAGGATGGCTTGCTAACCCCAAAAAATAATTCCTTTTTTCTCTTGACTTTAACCTTAGCCTGTCGTATAGTATAGCATGTTTCAAAATAACCTTTTCAAGTTCACCATCATTGAGTTCCAGCAAAACCCGCCCTCTTTGGGTGGCAACTATGAGTGTGGGACGGATACCCGCGTGTGCATCTCACCGTCACCTAAGAAGGCCATGGCCTTTCAGGGTGCTGTCACGCGCCGTTTCGAGGGTGAGGTTGGCTGTCCCGTCCTCCGCCAGCGCGTCTTCTCCAAGGGTGGCAAGGTGCTGTGGCAAAAGTGGGATTAAAAAAGTAAAAAAAATACTTGACACCGTAACTCCCTGAGTATCAAAGACTTAGGGCTGCGGGGCGGCCCGCGCGTCGTAACTCCTTGATAACCAACGACTTACACAAGTTAATACTCAAAGTCCTGTCAAGTAAAAAGTTAAAAAAGTTACACAAGCTATTACGCAAAAAACGTGTTAAGGCAAAAAAAACAATAAAAAGTGTTTGACTATTGTCTGAGGCTGTGGTATAGTTACCCCATGAATGACCTAATGAATACCATCGCCCTTTATATGTTCCTTGTCTGTGTTTATGCCGTGCCTGTGTTTGGCCTTGTTAGCTGGGCAAGCGATAAGATTCGCGGCGTATACCTTGGTAGCAGTGACCGATAAAAAACAAAAATAATTAATCTTTTCCCTTGACTTATACCTGAGCCTATGGTATAGTTACCTATAATCAACGTTAACTTAACTCTAAAAACTACCTATGCAATTCTCTATCTCAACTCTTACTGACCTGTTCCACAAGTTCCCCGCTTCTCACGCTTTCCGCACTGACAAGTTCCGTG